TTTACAAGGTCTACGGTGAGTGTTTCCTGAAGTAGGATAGGGCTCAAGCCCCCTACCAATTATTAAAACTGGCAAGAGAGTTGAGGGATCTATCCCAAGAACAGGAAAATAGAGTGCGGTTTCAACACGACTTGCGTCATGCATCTTCGCTGCTGCTCCTTGAATGGTGGGCTAGCCCCCCCCTGTTTAAGGGATGGAGTCGACTGAAACCTGTACCTTTTTATTACAATAAAAGCTACAAACACAAAAACACTGCAGCGAAACAAATCGCTGTTAAGACGATTGTGCAATCTTGCACAGATAATCTTAATACAGTATGATGTGCTTGAGGCTCCTAAAGTAAGAGGGATTGTAGATAAATTCTATAAAGATTCTCTTCTGATATTGGAGACGAGAGGACTCAATGATTTAGTTTCTACTGTTAAAACAGCAAGAAATCAAATCATGAATGTCGCTCTCGGTACTCCTTTATCAGGACCTGGATTAGATTCTGAAGGGTTTCCAAAAAGATTTGGTTACCTTAAAGATCTAGTCACTTCAGTGAATGGGTTAAAAGCTGTGTTAACGTTGCTAACGTTGACACGTGCGTTCACCCAGAGAGCTGAACCGGACCTATCCACTATCGAAGATAGTTGGAAAGGAATTGACACAATAACAGACAAGGAATTGAACCTTGCTCTGAAATTGCTTCAAGTCCGGAAAGGGTCAGTAGGATTATGGGATTTCCCACACATCTCTACGAAGAAAGGTCCACAGGGTCAAGCCCTTCTGGCCTCTCTATCTGAACTTACACTCTTGTCCTCTGAACAAGTAGAATATATTAAACTACTTGGAGGAGAGAGCCTAAGTAAAATGATAGACGAGAACTTAGAAGGTCTTGATATCCTAGAGATGATTAAATCTCCGGGAATCTATGGATACTTTTCTGTAGCTAGATGGTGGCGAACCATTTTCCCTACTAAGAGTAAGAATCTTAGAAAGTTATCTTACTTCCCTGATAAGGAAGGAAAGACTAGAGTAATCGCTATATTTGATTATTGGAGTCAATCGGCTTTGAGGCCCTTACATTCTAAAATATTTAGAGTGTTAAGGTTCATCAAAACTGATTACACCTTTGATCAAAATAGGTTTACTTCTACTCTACCTAAGGCTCCATTAGATAATTACCATAGTATCGACCTTACTGCAGCTACCGATAGGATGCCTATCACCCTCCAAAAGAGAGTGGTAGAGTACCTATACGGTAGTGCAGAAAAGGCTGATGCTTGGTGTTCACTAATGGTCGGAAGTAACTTCACAGTACGAATGCCCGATAAGAGCGTTCGTTCAGTGAGTTACGGAGCTGGTCAACCAATGGGAGCGTACTCTTCATGAGCTGTCATGGCACTAACTCAT